TGATGATGCCGTGCGCCTTCTCAAGTTTCAGCTCGAACCCAGCCTCGGTGAAGTATTCGTCGCGGATAACGTCCTCATCGTTCTGCTGGATGTTGCGTTTCAAAACGGTATCCCGCAGGGGCCGGTAGCTCACATAGTCCATGTCGAACACGAAGCCCCAGCCGTTGTAGTAATTCACCAGCACTTTGGACGGCACCATGTACAGGTCGCCGAAGGTTGAGATGTACTGGGAAATCCGCAGCCCGTAGGCTTCGTCCTTGGGTACCAGCCGGATCTTGTCCCTGCCGAACCCGTTGATGACGGATAACAGCAGGGGGGAGGCCACAAGCAGCTTCCGGGAGCTGCCGTAATTAAAGACGTTCACCAGGAACTCCCGCTCAAAGTTGGTTTCGGTCAGGACCCCGCCGGCATCGTAGACGTTGGTCTTGATGAACTGGGTCGCGCCGCCGGTGGTGCGGATAATTTCGTTCCCGTTGATGTACTCCCGCTTCTCGCCGAACAGCATGGCCCGCTCGATGTCGATGCGGTGCTCCTTACCCTTCGTGCGGGAGAGCCTGGCCCGCTCCTGCTCGCTGGTCACCTGCTCTTCGGCGTTTACCGTCCCGGTCACGTCGAACGGGGTGCGGAAAATCTGCACGAAGTTGCTGACCTTCGTGGGCTGGCCGATCTTAGGCTGGGGCGCGGTGGACCCTTCCTTCATTGCGTTGCCGATGTTCAGCACCCAGTCGTTGTCCTGGAGGTTGTAAGCCGTCGGCGTAGCGGCCGGGCGGGTCTGGCCCCAGTCGCGGATTACCGTGAGAGTGTTGGTCGATACTGCGGTGACCCGCATAGTCTCACCGGTGCGCGGGACCTTCAGCATATCGCCCGGGGCGAACACCGTACCGTCGTCCACCACGATGCTTGTGGCGTCATAGGCGTACCCGGTGGCGTTGTTGATCTGCGTCCAGCGGGCACCCAGGGAATCCTCGAACCAGATGTACTCATGGTTGATGGTCTTGCGCTTCTTGGCCCGCATCAGAATAACAGTAAACGGCGTTTCGTCCGGTTCGTACTCGGCGATTTTCTTTGCAACGTCAAGGACTACCCTATCCCTGTCCAGGTTGGTCGTATAGACCGGCATGGATCACTCCTCCTATCCGAATATGCCACCTCCGCCGCCTCCGCCGAAGATGGCATCGACGAGTTTTTCTTCCTGCGTCTTGGGCGCCGGCGGCTCGCCCTTACCGCCTTTCGGCATGGCAGCCGCCTGCTTGGCCGCCGCGGCCTGCGCGGCCTTTTCCCCGGCGGCATTTTTGCCCAGTTTGGCCTCCAGGCGGGCCACCTTAGCCTGCAGGTAGGCTTTTTCCAGCCACCCGGGCTGGTTGACCAGCTCGGGGTTGGCCTGGATGATGGTTGCCATGTCGCCGGCATACTCCGCCGCGTCCGGCACAGCAGACATAAACTGCTGCACCTGGTTGTTGATGATCTGCTGCTGGATGACCGGCATGATCGGCCCGAGGTGCTCCTGCAGCTTGCGGTCGGCAATGCGCTCCGCCAGCTCCGCAATCACTGCGTCGGGTTCCTCGTACAATCGTTCAAGCAGTTTTTCCCTGTACTGCTTGAGGTCCGGCTCCGGCTGTTTCGGGGCCAGCAGCTGCTTGAGCGCCTCGAACTCGCGTCTTAACTCGGCCAGCTCCTGCCGGCTTCCGTGGAAATTCCGCTCGGCTTCCTTGTAGGCCGCCTCAAGCTCTTCCACCGTCCTGTACTTGCCGGCAAGGAGCTTCTCCGGCTGCTTATCTCCCTTACTCTCACCCTCCGGCGTGTCCGGCTGGTTCTCCGGGGCCTCCGGGGTTTCCCGGGTCTCGGGGTTATCGTCGTTGTTTTCCTCGGGGGCGGCTGCTGCGCCGGTATCCCCGCCGAAAATGCTGTTGACCAATTCTTCAGGGGTCGGCATGCAGTTTTACTCTCCTTTCTGCAGCGCCTCGCGGTATCTGCGCAGGCGGTCTTGCAGGAATATCGTTATCGCCCTCAGCCCGGCAATTTCACCCTGCAGCCGGGCCACCCGGGCCAGGTTGTCAAACTCGGTGCGTTCCAGATCCTTCAGCCTGGCCGCGATCTGGTCCTGGATGTACTCGTCAACGATTTTCCACCCAGCAGTCCGGGCCATGGCCTCCAGTTCTTCGCCAATCTTGATGTCCCTTGCGGTCTTCGGGTTCATCTCTTCTTCCGCCCCGCTTTTTTCAGCGCGGCGGCGGCCCATTCGGCCATCTGCTTCGCGCTTGAACCTGCCCTCTCCGGCAATTTAAGCCCTTTGCTGGCCCTGTCAAATTCTTTTACTTTAGATTTTCCAAGAGCTTTCATGCCGGAAGGTGTGTGCGCCCAACGACGTTGGGCCTCGGACTTATATGGCATCATTCTCGCTCCCTTGCATTGACAGTTGCCGCCACCATATGGTAGCATCAATAAGGGGAGGTTAATTATTATGGATAAAGTTAAGTGTGCTACATGCGGCAATCTGTTTACTCCTGATAAACCGGGAAGAAAGTTTTGTTCAAGGGAGTGCTATTATAAAAGCCCCCGCTGGAACAAAGGATTAAAAGGTTGCCAAAAAGCCTGGAATAGGCAAGATTTATATGCAATCTGCGAATACTGCAGCAAAGAATACAAAATAACTGCGAGCAGAATTGGGAAAACAAGGTTTTGTTCTCGGGCGTGTCAAAACAAATGGCTGGCACAAAACACCAAAAAGTTTGGTAAAGACAATCCAGCTTTTAAAAACGGTTCTGGTGCCCAATTCTATAGGCGCGAAGCCTTCAAAATTCATGGCGCTAAATGCATGCGTTGTGGCGCTGAGAAGAGTTTGCTCGTGCACCATATTGACGGTAACCGCAAAAACAATCCATTAGATGGGTCTAATTGGGAAGTATTATGCAAGCGGTGCCATCAGTTACATCATGAGTGCATCACAAGATTACCTAGCCGCCAAAGTTTAAAAAACGAATTACGCATCCACAAAAACAAACTCCTGAAAGTCTTTACATGTGAATTGTGTGGTAAAGAATTTCATCCATGGAATGGTAAGCAGCGGTTTTGTTCAAGAAGTTGTCGCAATAAGTACCGTTACCGGAATCGTTAATACTTACCCTGGCCCAACCTGCCCACCTCCAAGTAATTGCTGTATGGCTGCCACCTGTTCCGGTCCCATCGGAGGTCCTGCCCCCGGCCCGGGCTGCGGTATCGGTGCTCCCGGCGCAGCCGGTGCGGCCTGGGCCAGCTCTTCGGGCCGCTTCAGCAGCTTGTCAACTGACCGGATGTCGTAAGATTCCAGCCAGAGTTTGGTCAGCTCGTACAGGTCAATGAACGGGTTCTGTGTCTTGAGCACGATCTGCATGACCTCGTTGAGCTGCTGCCGGCGGATTTCCTTGTTGGCCATCGGGTCCACCGACGAAGCAGCCGGCATGTAATCGTGCTCGCCGAGGATTTCCCAGGGCTCAATCCGCCGCCACTCAATCCCGGCGTCCCCGAACATCCGCACCAGCCTGGGCTGGTCGATGAACTGCTGGTTGTTGCAGTCCATCAGGTACGCCAGGCGTTTCAGGCAGAGGGCCTCGTAGAGCATAACCTTGACGTCAAAGCGGAATCCGGCGGAGGTGTTCTTGGTGACGACCTCGGTGGCCGTCTCCCGCCTGGCCGGGTTGACCCCCCGGACCACCGCCGGCACGCCGATGACGTTCTCCATGTCCTCCTTGATGATGCGTTCCTCGTTGTATGAAGATGCCGTCACGTCGTTCATGGCCAGCTCGGTCACGTCGTCCGGGCTGTCCACCCAAACCACGCCGTGCGGTCTGGAAATCAATTCGTCCGGGTTTATGTCCGCCGACCGGCGCACCTTCCACATGCGGTTGAGGACCAGCGAAACGTTGTCTATGCGCTGGTTCCGCGTGGTGTTCAGCTCGTGCTGCAGGTGCTCGATGAGTTGCACCGCCGATAATCCGTAAAACTCGCCCGGCAGCGGGTCAAAGCTCGTGGCGATGAACGGCTTTTTCCCGTGCCGGTGGTACGGGTTCGGCCCGTCGTAGACCAGCTCGTGCCGGTTGACGATGATGGCGTGCCGGCCATCCTCCCAGTAGTGCAGGAGCTCCATCAGGTAGCCCTTGCGGGGCTCGCGCCAGAAGCCCTGGCCGGTTTCGCTGCCCAGGCCGATAGCCGCCAGGCGGTCCTCCCGGCCGTCCTGGAGGTTTGCGCCGGCCGCCACCAGGGCCTCCCAGTCGTCCGGCTCGTACACCCTGCCGCCGCCCACGCGTTTGAGCAACTCCAGCTTGTCCCGCAGTTCCCGCTCCGTGCACCACTCCCGCTGGAACACAAACCGGCAGGAATCTATATCCTTTCCCCGGGGGTCGGGCCAGAAGTCGAAGAAGTCCACCACCTGGATGTCATTGTCGTCCCGCTCGACGGCCTCAACTTCCTCCTCGACCCACTTCACCTGGATGACGGCCGCCAGGCTGCCGTCCGGCTGCTCAATCCAGGATTCGGTGAATACCGGCCTGCGTACCCGCACCTTCCGGGTCTCGTACCGCCAGCCCACGGAGGCGATGGCCGCCGGGTAGACCAGGAAGCAGGTGATGAAGTCGTAGAATACCGGAACCGCTGCCGCCAGCTGGTCGTCCACCAGGGCGCCGGCCAGCCTCGCCTTTACCTCCAGCTCCTGCATCAGGGCCGGGTCCGCCCCGCGCGGCCTGGGCAAAAAGTCGATGTACGGCCTGCTGGCGAACAGGGCCTTGAGGAAGCGCGCCCGCAGCGTGTCGATTTCCTCGTAAGTCCTGGGGATGTGCAGGTTGGACCGGCCCCTCAGCTCCGCGGGCAGCTCGTCCCGCCAGCCGACGTACAGTTTGTACCAGGCTAGCGCGCGCTCGTCGTACTGCTGGCGCCATGAATCGGCGTAGGTAAAGCGGGCAAGCAGTTCTCCGGTTGTCTCGGCGGTTTCTATGCGTGCCATGTCGGCCTCCTAGTATCCGGTAATTGGGCTTATGGGCTGCACCCGGGGCTGCCTGCTCCTCTGCGTCCTCACCGCCGGGCGGTTCATCAGGGCGTAGCGGAGCGCGTCATAAGCGTGATCCTCGCAGTCCGTATCAACGTCCTCTGGGCGGTTCTGGTCATACACCAGCTGCGGCAGGGTCCGGATTAAGTTGGTGCACGTCGAGAAGATTTTCAGCCGGCTGGTGGGCTTGCCGTCCCAACCATCAAAGACAGTCAGGTAATCGTGTACCCGCTGCTTGCCGGCCAATCTATCGTTATCGGCCTTTTGGACGGGCAGGCCGTTCTCCCGCAGGGTCCGCTCTATGCTCTCCCCTTCGTGCCCGGTCTTGGCAAATACCGCCGGGTCCGCCATGGTCAGGGTAATATGCTCGCCCCGGCTCAACTCGACAACCTTCTGGGCCAGCTCGCTGGCCTTCATGCCGGTAACGTACAACTCCCGGTAAACGTACACCGTTTCATCCGGCCCCAGGGCCAGCCAGAGCACGCAGGCCGGGTTCGTATAGCCGAAGTCCAGCGCCCGCCAGCGCCGCCATTCTGGAGGAATCGGGAATGGATCTATCACATGGACGTCCCGCCTGAATTCCTTGAACACCTGGCCGGCGAACACGTCCCAATCGCCATCCAGGAGCGCCCGGCGTTCCGCCTCGGGCAACTCCATCAGCCTGGCCACATAGCCCGGGTCCGCCCGGCAAAGAATCTGGTTATCCTGCACCCTGGCTGGGATGAAGCACCGTTTCCTCGGCGGGAGTCCAGCCGCAGCCTGCTCCGGAGTTTGCGGCGCTTCCCATACGGTTTCTGGTTTTGCCGGGTCTATCCACCGCGCCTTAACCCATGCGTGTCCTGGCCCTCCCGGGTTGGTAGCCGCAATGACCTTGGGCCTGATTTCCGGGTTGGTGGTGCGGTTCCGGGAAAGCAGGTACAGGTACTGGCCTTCCTGGAAGTGCGTCAGCTCGTCGAATGCGATCAGGGAAAACTCGGCTCCCTGGTATTTGTACTCGTCCCCGGACTTATCCAGGCTCCCGAACTGCAGTACACTGCCGTTAGCAAACGTCCACCTGTGCTTGACTTCCTGGTACTGCGCCACCCGACGGGGGATGAGCTCCTTCGACCGGGGTATCGGCTTTGCTTCCAGCTCCGGGTACGTGCGGCGCAGGAATAGGACCCACGTGCCGGGATATTTCTGGCACCACACGATGCAGGCAATCAGCAGGGATTCGGTCTTCCCGCCGCCCGCGGCCCCGCCGTAAAGGATCTCGTCCGGCCCGTCCGGGTCCAGGACGTTCAGCAGGAACTTAGCCTGCCTCGGCTGCGCCTCCCACCTCATGCCTCATCTGGCGCCTTGATGATGATTTGCAGCGCCTCGCCGTCCGGCCCGGAGTGCTCGTGTCTCTGCGGCGGGTCCGGGATGGACTTGTCAATCAGGTAAACATAAATATCCTTCAGAAGCCTTTCCGCCCAGGCCGTGCCCGGGTTGCGCTCCAGAAACTCCTCCAGCCTGGCGCGCTGCTCCTGGAGCTTGCGCCTGGCCTCGGCGGCGTCCGCGTCGATGGCCTTGCGCAGGTTGATGGTCTGTTCCCTGCGCATCTCCTCGACCCAGGCGATATGCTCTCGAACCTCCGGGTCCTGCAGTAACTGGTAGGCCCAGGCCCGGTTCTTGTACCCGGCGGCCCGGCAGGCGGCGGTGAGGTCGTAGCCGCTCAGGACGTAGGTCTCGGCCAGGATGATTTTCCGGGTTCGTTTTTTCATCGTCTCGGCCACAGCTACCACCACCAAACATAAAAGCCCACCAGCTCCCTCGAAACACCCGGAAGAGCGCGTAATATACCCTGGGATGGACAAAGTTATAGAGGGACGGCGGAGAAAGGGGGAGAAAGCTCCGTCCAAATTCGCGCTCTTCCGGTTGTTCGAGAAAGCTAGTGGGCTCTCAGCTCCTCCGCAGCTTATTTCCCGGCCCCGCCGGGATGCTTCACTGCTACCAAAATAGAACATTCTTTCCCGTCTGTCAACTAAACAAATACCTGTTATTTGCGGCTATGCAGGGGGAATACCGGCAGGCCGTCCTTCACCTGCACCTCCACCTTGCCCCTGCGTACCCGGCGCAGGAAGTCTATCAAAAGCCTTTCAAACGGGTGGAGCATCACGGCCTTATATTCAGGTTTCTCCTTCCTGTTCATGTGCTCGCCTCCCCGCAGGAATGTCAGCACAGGCCAGGTGCCGTCCTCAGACGGCAGGTCCAGGCACGCGATGAGGTCCTCCGGCAGGTCCAGGTCCTCCGCGTCCAGCGGCAGGAGCGCCCTGCCCTTCTTTACCTCCAGCCCGGCGGCAAGGCGGTTCTTCAGGAGGACCCGGAGAAGGTTCTCCAGGTCCCCCGGTTCCCTGCCGGCCCGCTCGCGCCAGCGCTGGATGGCATGGTCAGTCAGCACTACCTTCAGTTTCACGGTCACCACCCGCCGAACAAAACATTCTGTTGCGGTAGAGTTCAGGCACGCCGTGCTCCGGGAACCTGCCGGTGCCCCCGCAGCACTTGCAGGGGCGCACTTCCCCCTCGTCCTCGGCGCAGGAGCGCTGGAAATACTCCTTCTGCCCACGGCACATGGGGCAGAGGTCAAAGTATTTCCAAAGTGAGATGATGGCCTGTTCGGTTTCCTTCAGCGTTTTCTCTATCTCATGCAGTTTGCGCATTTTGTTGTGATAGTCTTTGCAAGCGGCGGAGATTACCTGGAGGATGGTGTCACGGCTAAGCATGTTATTCATCACCTCGTCAATAACCCTTATTTTTCCTCCACGACAACCAAACAATAATCTTCACGCCATTCTAGTTGTTCTGCCTCCCACAATCCAGCGCAGCCAGGGCCTCCCGCAGTTTGTATAGCGCCTGCCACTGCACGGGCGGCATAATAACGTCCGCGCCCGTGCGCTCAGCCAAGCTAATTGTGTCCAAAAATTCCTGAGCCGCTTCCGCTACGGCCTCAAGTTTCTTCACCCGCTCCAGCAGTTCACGGCCTGCGGTGGTAGAGAGGGCTTTGTGTTTCGCGTCGGCAGTGTCATACAGGACGTAAGTCTGTCCGCATTTATCGCAGTTGCCTAGCTCGTTGATGTTTAGCAATGCATCCCGCATGACTGCCACCTGCGCTTCCAGTTCCCGCACCCGCTCGAGCCAGTATGGTAAAGCTTCGCGGGCTTCGGCGATAAGTTGCATATTAGCATTTGTTGTGGCAACATCGTCAGCCAGACCATCGGGAGTAAGTAGTTTGTAGATAGTTGCTACATAATAACCTTTAGAGCAATAAATTCTGCCGTCATCACCAGGTCTCCACGGCCCTGGCGAAGCCTTCTGGCAGGTCTCCATGTCACGTTGCCAGTCACGGGTGGACACAATATTTTTCTCCTTTCCTCTCGTTTTTAGTCGCAGACATACTCTTTGTGTCCGCACTTCGGGCATACATAGTTCCCTGCACGCACGGAAACAGATATAAGCACCATCTCTTCACCGCAATATGGGCAGCGCATACCAGTTACCTCCTTACGGCCTCACTTTTTATCATAAGGTTTTGTCTACAGCCAGAATGAACAACAAAACGCACACTATCACAAACGCATAAAACCCGCTGTGCTCCATGTTGTTTCACCCTTCCCAGCCGTCACCCAGGGACGTACACCAACCACGCCACCCTCCCCGTGCGTCCCCATGTGGGTGCGGCATTTCTAGAATGCTTTTTTCGGCGAAATCGCTAGTTTCCGGTTTCGCTTTGTTTCGGCGAAATAAGCTCAAGCGCTTTGGCCAGGGGCAGCACCACCAGCCACCCCTGTCTGTCCGACCGCAGGGCCAGGAAGTCCCGCCCCTCCAGCCAGGCATAGAGCTGTTTAAACCCGTCCTTACGGCGCTTCACTTCGCCCCGGCCCACGCCGGGCCAGTCCACGTCGCCGGAGTATGTTCCGCCGGCGGAGCCGGAGAGCGGCACCCGCCGCCCCCCGACCAGCCGGGCAAACTCCCTCTCACCGCTGTCCCCCTTGCGCCTGGGGGATTTGCCGCCGGCCATTATTGGACACCGCCTTCTACAACCCGCAGCTCCCGCTCGTCGAACAGCCGCGGCCCATCGTCCTGTTCCCGGCGTTCCGCCGCTTCCAGGTACCGCCGCACGTCCTCCGACCAGGCCCCGTGCCGCCTGACCACGGCTGCGAAGTCCTCCAGGTCGTGCCCCCAGATGCACCAGCCGTTGTCGCTGATGCCGCAGTGGGAAAGCTCGTGGTCAATCAGGGCCTCCCGGGCCTTCTGGTCCAGGGTGAACCAGACCTCACGATTCACCACAATCAGGAAGTCGTACCCGTGCAGGTAGTTATCTCTCTCGCTGACTTTGTAGGCTTTCGCCCATGTCGTCCGCTTGTTGCTGGACCATTTGCCTTCCCGGTACAGGTACTTAATCCTGGCCTGGGCCAGGTGAGTGTGATACTTCTCAATCAACTGCCTGGCCAGCATTTCCACATCCGGCGCCTCGTACCATTCCGCCATGTTAGTAATCCTCCTTCCCACGTGTCTCCACAAAGTCGTACCCGCTCCAGGTCATAGCCTGGACCTTCCTCCGCCGCAGTTCCTCGCGCTCCCTGAGTGTCAGGGACTTCTCCAGCCCGTCAACAACACGGTCAAGCCTCCTGATCAGGTCGCCCAGCTCGTGCTTGCTAAAGGCCATCATGCCCGGCCCACCTCCTTCCGCCGGCGGCGCTCCGCCTGCCGTCTGCTGTTGTCCAACTGCACCGCGATACGGCAGTATTTACAGACACGGTGCTTGCCGACCGTTTCAAACCTCTCGTCGCAGTTCTGACATACCTTCACGCGCGGCACCGCCCTGGTAGCCACGGCCTACACCTCCGCCTTCCCGGACCAGTGGCCCGGGCCGACCTGGTGCCGGTGGTGTCGGTATTTCCTCTCCAGGTCGTCCAGGCGTTCCTCCAGGTCATTCAGTGTTTCTATGGCTTGCCTCAGCTTCTGGCTGGTTTCGTCCCACAACCGCAGCAACGCGAGTACCCTTTCCTGCAGGTCCCTACCGGCCGCGTCGGCGAGGTCGTCCACAGCCCAGGGCAGCAGGCACGCCACGCCGGAGATGTCCAGCTGCCGGCAGGCGCAATTGTGCCCTTCCCGGGCTTCTCCAGGTACCCCATGCGGTATGTTTTCCGGGGTTCTGGCGGGCTGGTTAGCTGGTTCTGGTATATCACTATTACCCCGACAATTTTCGACGTTTTTAGACCCGTTTACGGGCGTCTGAAGGCCATTCCCGCCGCCGGGGTTGTCCCCCTGCCGCGCCTTCTTCAGGCCGTACTCTTCCAGCATAAGGTAGAAGGTCCCCACGGAAATGCCGTACTCCGCCATGATTTCCGTGTGTTTCCTGCCCTCCGCTAACATGGCCTCCAGTTTCTCCCTGGGCAGTTTCTCCATGGCCTCCTTCAGCTTGCCCATGTCCTCATCCTCCTTCACAGGGCCAACCAGGCCCCGGTGTTTTGCGCGTATCCACTGCGCCCGCGCCGGGTCCGTTACCGGGCCGTAGCGGGCTAACTCTTCCGGGCCCAGGCGGTAGGTTTTTACCTCGCCCGGGCTGGCGTAGCCGTCGCCGGCGTCCCGTGTCTCGAACGGCAGCCGGCAGCCGTGGCGGAAGCGGGAGATGCGGGTGTTGTGGCCGGACTGACTCACTGCCCGCGCCTCCTCCGCCAGCTGCGCCCGGTCACCGGCACGACATCGCACATCTCGGCCAGGCGGTCCACCACCGGCCCACCAAGCCTGTACTCCAGTTCATGCAGGCTGCAGTTGCTGGTGACCACGGTCGGCAGCATGCGTTCGTAGCGGTCGTTGATCAGCTTGTACAGCTGTTCCTGCACCCAATCGGTCACCCGCTCGGCCCCCAGGTCGTCCAGTACCACCAGGTGTTTTTCCGTCACCCGCCGCACGTTGGCCAGGTCGCCCGGTTCCTCGCTCTTGACGGCCCGGCGCAGCTCGTCCAGCAGGTTCGGCACCACCACGAAGGCCGCCGGCACCCGCTTCTCCAGGGCCGCCCTGGCGATCGCCGCCGCCAGGTGGGTTTTCCCTGTCCCGGGCGGGCCGATGAGCATCAGTCCCTGGGTGGTGGACAGGGAAAGGCTGTCCGCGTACCGCCGGCACTTCTCCAGGGCCTCCTTGTTCTCAGGGGTGACCTGGAACGTGGCGAAACTGCGCTGCTGGAACCTGGGCGCCAGCATGACCTTCTCCTGCTCCTTCTGCTGGGCATCTTTCCTGTACCGGCACTGCCGCCAGCGGAAGGACGGGCGGCGGTACATGTCAGCGGCGGCTTCATCGAAAAACACCTGCCAGCCCGCCGTGGGCATGACACACATATCCAGACCGTTGCAGCCGGGACAGATACGGTCGGTCTTCATGGCCATGTCTATCTCCGCCGCGGCCGCTTCCAGCTGCTGCCGGGAATATATGCGGCCGCCGAATAACAGGGCCAGCTCTTCAGTTAACCATTCAGCTGCCTTCGTCGTGCCAGTAGAAGTCGGCGGGGATAGCGTATTTATCTCCTCCTGCCACGGGGTCAGCCCGTCCATGGGCGGTCACTCCTTTCTTTTGGTTTGCCCGGGAATTTGCCTCCCGGACGGCCTCAACCGTTTTCAGGCCGTCGGCGGCCCAGTTTCTTAGAATGCCAAGCACGTAGCTGATGCCCGGGTTGCGCTTTTGCTGGAAAGCCATGGTAATAGCCTCGGTAACCAGCTCCGGGCCGTGGACTTGTTCGGCCTCGCGCAATTGCTCCAGCTCCATCGGGCTGATGGGACGTCCTTTCATTTTTTGGAATTCACGCGCACTATAAACACACAGATCTATATCTCTGATCTGATCTACTCTGTTCTGTTCTGTTATAGGTCGTGACACGCTCGTGACATCCTCGTGACCGGGGTCGTGACAGGGGTCGTGACATCCCTCGTGACATTCTCGTGACACGCTCGTGACATCCTTATTTAATTGCCGTGACCTGGCCTTCCGTGCCCTGGTCGCTCCCGGCCTGTCGGAAGGATGGTCGTACTGGCGTTTTTCGTAGTTGAGCAGGATAATAGTCCCGTCCTTGTCAATGTCGATCATCCGAAGCTGCCGGAACTTCTCCAGCGCCGGGCCGACAAGTGCTGCATCTTCCGGGCGCAGGCCCAGGGCTGCGGCCAGCGATTCTGGTGTATAAGGAACGCCATCGCACACCCGCAGCCGGCCGTCCTGCGTGCTGGAAGCGCCGGCCAGCAGGAGTAGCAGGGACCATATCCCCTGCTCCGCAACTGTCAGGACTGTCCTTTTCGGGTCATGCAGGAACTCGACGTACCACCTGACCCACTGTTTTGCCATAGTCATATCTCCTTCGTGACATTGTTGTGACAGGTATCGTGACACACTCGTGACAATGGTCGTGACATAGGTCGTGACATGTCGAAATTTGTCGATCAATTCTGCATAAAAACCCCTTGACGGCCATCGCCTGGCCTGCTATACTGGAAGCAAGCTAGCAAACCGGCAGGCTAACAGGCCAGCCAAAATTAAAGGAGGATGAATATCATGTTGCAAACCACCTGGAACGCTATTGTTGCTGCCGTCCAGAACATCCCCGGCAACTGGGACGGCCTGGACCCGGTGGAGAAAGATTTTCCGGTTGCCCTGCGGCCCCTGGAGGATTTCCCCGGCTGGTTGGAGGTGGAGGTACCGTCCAGCCGGGACGAATACGGCTATGACACCTGCTACGTTCTCCCGGACGGGAGGGCTACTAGCCTAAGCGATTGGATCTTGGACTGGCCGAAGGGGGCGCGTGATCGGGAGGGTATCGCGGTTCTCGCAGATGTTCTGCGGGAGCTGGACCTCCCGCGTTGCGACCACCCCTTCGTGAACGGTTTCAACCGCCGTATGCAGCCCGCACCCTTAAGCTACAACGAAGTTGTTGCCGTCATAACTCCCATCGATGATACCTTCCGGGCCACTCTGGGCCCGGACTGGTGGATCGAGTGGGAAGACGGCCCGCACCACGGAGCCGTCTGTATCCTGTGCGGCGCCCAGTCCGGGGACCTCTTAGGGGTCCCGGACTGCGAAAACAAAGTCAGGGAAATCCTTCTCCGAATGATCGGGGAAGGATGGGCTGAGAGTGACATTAAAGAGCGTATATTCGTTCGCGTTAAACACTCCTTTAGGGATGTTCTCTTTCACTGCCCCGTCTGTGGCTGGCACCTGCAGACGGAGGCCGGCAGTTGGAGTATAGGGTGCGAACATTATAATATCCGCTACCCGGGCGGGATGGTAGGGTACTACCCGCCCGAAGGAACAGAGTGGGAGGAGGCCGGACTCTTTGAAGAGTTGGCCATCTCCCCGGAAACAGATTATCAGTCAAGCTTTTAATGACAAGATCCGGGTAACCAAGCTGTAATTTCCTCGCCCCAGGCGCCGGGGCGTTGTACCGGCGCCAGAAATCTTCCCCACCGGTCAGGGGGTAAGTGGCCGGATGAAAGGAGGACAAGTGAAAAAGGCGTTAGGAATAGCTGCCGCAATTCTCGCGTGCCCGGAAATGTTGCTTCCGTCGGGCACTAGGCTGGAGGATATCCCGCCGGAGGCACTCCAAGAAGCAAAGAACGTGCCCGACCGGGTGACTGCGTGCGCAATCATCGGGAACGCAGTAAGTAACCTGCGTGCATGCGCCGCCTGCCAGGCGGAAACGGGCCTTAACCCCGTCACCTGCGGGTGGGAACCCTTCGCAGGCTCCTGCCTGGGGTGGGCAAGGGCGCGGAGGAGTTAAACTGCCCCAATCTTCCCCCAGCCCGGCGGGGGTAAGGCCGGGCGAATGAAAGGAGGATGAAGAAAGCATGCTTGTGCACACTGATCTCGCACTGAACTGCATGCTCGGGGACCCATCTCCTGTTTGCCCAAGGGGAGGTATATCTTCCCCCGGGTGGCTGATACGGTTGAACAACGGAGAGAGCGTCCTGGACGTTCTCCAGGACGGCTGGCCGTTTGTACGACCTGAAGTCCTGGAAAAGCTGGCAGATATTGCTCACGTCTGCCAGCCGTCGGATTGCCCGTACAGGTGCGCTTACTGGACCTGTGCATCGGTCCAGGAATACCCGCACAGCGTGGTGTTCCTGGATGATAATGATGATGAGGAGGAGGTATCAACTTGTCAAGGAACGACATAACCAAGCTAGCCGTCCGTATCCCGGCGGACCTCCACCGCCGGGTAAAAAT